TCTTGTTTTAGAGTTGCAATATTGATGTATTCATCAGCAATGTTTGCTACCTTTAGTACTGCTTTCATAAAGTTTCCTTCGTATATTCCATATGTACTACATATGACTTCAAATTCTGTTCCGGTCATCCACTCGCACATGATTTGGCACCAATATTCATATACATTCCAGTAATTTGGAGGAGACTCTACCTTTTCAATTGACCGCAAGAAATCTGCAGTTTCATATGTTTTATTAACAAGTTCTTTAATGTGTTCGCAGGGATATACGTCGTCGTTTTCGGGTTCTACAAAACAACCAAAGTATGCGATAAGTTCATTTCTATTTAGTTTGCGAGTCTCATCATACATCTTTGCCATTATTAGCGGATGACCTTCGTTAATTTCACTGGCAATAACTCCAATGTCTGTTAGCTTGCCATCCTTTACAAATCCCATTTCTTCCAGGTATCCAAGAAATGGAATAGCCGGCTTTGAAAGCTCAGATATTTGTGCCTGAAGAGCAAGTTTACGGCTTTCATCTGCCTTGAATTGCTTGAATTGCTTCCAGTGCTGATCCCAAATCGGCGAAATTCGTTTATTTTTCCATTGTTCAAGTTGTTTGCGTGCCTCACGCTGTTCTGCATTATTTGAATTACGAATTTTATTCTCAATTCGTTCCCGTTCTTCAAGTTCTGCAAATGGAATATTTGGCATGGAAATCTTTACGAGTTCATCTTGAATTAGTGATATTTCATTCAATCTTTGCTGATAAAAGTAAGATTTTTCATAAATAGAAATCCAATCTCTTCCAAGGTGCAAAGACTTTATTAGAAGATTATAATGGAAGTCCAGCCTGGAAGTAATGACCTGAGTTCTACCGGTCATCATATGCTGGACGTCCTCAAGAGTCTCGGGTTTACGATCGTGAAGATAGATGACAAGACCTTCAGTGTCTTTCCCCCGTCGGCCAGCACGCCCTGCCATTTGGATGTATTCATCAGTACGAAGTAGACGAAGTCCTTCTGTGTCATGTTTTCGGAAATTCGTGAATACGACGGTCTTTGTGGGCATATTGATGCCTACTGCAAATGTCTCGGTCGCAAACAATACACGAATAAGTCCTTTTGAAAACAAAATCTCAATTATTTCCTTTAGAATAGGTAAGACCCCGCTGTGGTGAAATGCTATACCTTTTTCTAATAGTTGTAGGAGTTGTTGGTATTGTGAAATCGTGTGTAGATGGTATCGTGATAAGTGGAATTTTACAATGTGGCGAACAGACGCAGAGTCTGACGGCGACAGAAGATTATGCTCTACTTTCAGAGCCAACTCCTCACACTGGCGCCGAGAAAACACAAAGAACATCACTGGCAGAAGACCCTTCGTGTGTAGAATAGACAGGGCATCATTCATGCGTGCTACAAAAGACTTTTCGCGTGTTTCTCGGATAACCACTGGAGCATCATAACCATCTGCCTTTCGGCTTTCTACATTCTTTTTGTGTTTGTATGACTCGTCTTCGGCGTTCTTCAAGTGAGCAAGATACTTGTTATAAACATCCTTGTGAAATCTATCCTTTTCGTCTAGAATGACTTTAAATTCAGTCCCCTGTAGTACGCAATGCTTCAATGGTACAACACGATACGTTGTTGAAATCAAATGAATCGGACGTTTCTTGAGTTCGCCTATCCAATCTGCAAATAGTTCCGGGCTGTCGATGGTAGCAGACAAGAGTACTAATTTTATTTCAGGTGGAAGTAAAATTAGACACTCTTCCCAAACACGTCCTCGTTCAGGATTATTAATATAATGAACTTCATCAAAGATTACTGCGTCCACATCGTTCATGGATAGCATTGAAGTCGTACCAATGTTTTCTGTTGAAGTTCCAAGCTTATATAACAAATTCGTAAGAATTTCAGTTGTCATTACAACCACGTCTGCGTGTGGTGCAAATTTAATGTCTCCAGTCATAATGCCTACACGGCTTCCATATACCTTCTTGAGATCATGGTATTTTTGGTTTGTCAGCGACTTGATTGGAGATGTATAAAACACTCGCTTTCCTTTATTCAAAGAATATTCAATTTGATATTCGGCAATAAGTGTCTTTCCACTTCCTGTTTTTGCAGTGACAAGTACATTTTCTTCATCTTGTATGGCTTTGATTGCAATACGCTGAAAAGGATCCAGAGGAAATGAATAATTCGTCACAACCTCGGGAGCATCGCCTCCAATGCGCAACATTTTTGTTATTCTATAGAACTTTCGTGGCTTTATCCGTTTTAATTATTATCAGTATAACTAAAAATCGCCAACGACACCAACGCCATGCAAATTGCTACCCAACGAATTCCTCGTATGGATTCTCCGAAAATGAAAATTCCTTGAAGGGTCACAAGAACGTCAGACATTAGATTCCATACCAAGTTTGTTACAACCATGTTTTCATATTTCAGGGCTCTTGAAAAAACAATTGGTTCCAATGCATATGTAAATATGGCTATTGGCATACCAACTCCTGCTGAAAGAGAACCGGTGTTTACCATTTTTACACACGCCATCATAACCAGATCCAAGATAGCCATGAGACCTCCAAAGAAAACTGGAATCAATGAAAAATTCCCAATTTTGAATAACATTGTTTTATATCTAGAATATCGTTGGAGGCATTCTCTTGCAATACGATGCGGATGCAAAGTAATAAATGAAATAAAATGGACCGGCAAAAATTGACAAAAGAACACCTACAATCTTTTCAAGAATTGTACCCGAATATCCAAAGCAAATCAATGAAAAAACAAATGCCACAATGCCAAAAGTAGCCCATGCAAAACCAAGACCTGCTAATACAAGTTTCATTACTTTATCTTTTTTTGGTGTATCGAGAGGAGCTTCATAACCGGCTTGAAGAGGCGAATTAGACACTAAACCACTTGGTGGAAATCCAACTTGTTCGTCTGCCATTTATATTCTTTCAAAGAATTTCAAACGAGCCGAGATGACTTCTTCGTGAGTAAATTTTTTAGTAGTATCTTCAAGTTTTCTGCCTTCTACTCCACACATGGAAAACCAATCCTTTTGAGAAATTCCTTGGAGTGTCTTCAAACAAATTGATATATCTTTTGGTGTTTTGCGACCCATGTGGCGTACGCAACTACAATTTGTGAATACAATGTATTTCTCCCATGGCCCGGTTCGCAAACAGAGACCATAAAATGTAGACAATGACTTCCAAGTGACACTTTTTGTCTTGTCTTGTTTTTTATATTTGCATTGGACGGCCGAATACTTTCCGTCTTTTTCAAGAATAATATCAATGCCTACATCCATACGTTTCATTCCAAGACGCTCAAGAATTTCACTTGGAACATCTTCAAGTCGCCAAGCATTTGTATACCCACGCACATTCTTCATGTATAATACACAAAATTCTTCAAAGATATCACCTCGTATTTTTTTGTTGTCACGCATTCGCATTTCAACAAAAGAATGAACTGGCTCTGAATACCAACGACGACATTCTGCTTCAAATGTATCCCACAAGTTATCCGAATTCTCCAGAAAGATTGTATGCAGTAATTTCTCCATCTTGATTGTATATTCCTGGGGTCCAATCAAATCCGTTTTAGTCTGCAAAATGGATAGCCCATATATAACCAACACCGAAAACAAGATGGCTAAGCGTTGGATAGATTATATTCTGGCTCACCCCGATGAATATTGGTGTTGGTACCGAATTTCACGCAATCCAAACATAGAATGGCAAGATGTAGAAGCTCATCCTGAATGTCCTTGGAACTACAATAGTTTGAGTACGAATCCAAACATGTCTTGGAAGATTATCACTGAGAACTTGAATGCAATTCCGTGGGATATGGGAGCAGTATCTGCTCATACAGAGTTAGATTTCAATTTTGTATTAGCCAACCCTCAACTTGATTGGCGTTGGGGTGCAATATCACAAAATCCACAAATCACCTGGGAAATCTACAAAAACAATAAACATAGATATAATCAAGACAAGAAAAAGGTACTCATTCCGTGGTGTTTTCGTGGCCTTTCAGTTAATCCAAACATAACCATGGATATCATAGAAGCAAGTCCACGGCTGAATTGGTCGTTTAAAATGCTACCATATAATCCAAATTTAACACTTGACTTTATAGAGAGACACATTTATAAACCATGGGACTTTGATGCACTATCAATACAAAAAGCGATTACAATAGAATTTGTAAATAAATATTTACACCTTCCTTGGTCTGAACGGCTTGGAAAAAATCCCAACATAACAATTGATATTATTCGTAAAAATCGGCATATAAAGTGGAATGCGACATGTGTGGCAAATAATCCAAATGTCACAATAGATATCATAACATCAAGTCCCGATTTATTTCGCGTTGAACTTTACGAACGCCGTTATCCTGCGGAATTTGAAAAAGAGTTTACATTGGAAGATTATCTTTCGTCAGATGAAAAGATTAGACGCTTACTTTGCGACAGAGTAAGTCAGTGTCCAGATATAACATGGGAAATAGTAGAGCAACATCCTGTTCTGTGGTGGGAGTATGTGGCTTTATCTGCAAACCCTATGAATGAACCCACACGAAAAAGATGTCAGGCACGATGTCAAGTATTCAAAGAAGAGCTCATAGACAGGGTATTTCATCCAGATTACATCCAGAGTAAAATTTTAAGATTTGGATATGACAAAGTAACTCAACACATATAATTATCTTCAATCTCTCTGCATACACTCAAAAGTCCATTGTGAATTTTATTCCATTCAGTGTCCGACCAAGCAACCTCTGTTACACGTGGACTATTTTCTGGAAAATTTTCGAGTAAAAGTCCATCCTTTTCGCCCATCATTTTCATGTAGCATCTCAGTTGAATAAAGTCATACGCAGGAGGTTCTGCCCAGAAGCGTTTGCGATTTTTAATTTCTACAACCTTTCCTTCTTTTAATCCATCAAGTAATCCAATCATTCTGTAATCTGGACATTCATAGTGAACAAATTTTCCTCGTGCGTGAACACCTCCAAAGGCATTTCCAGATTTAGATTCCAATTGAATGCCTCGTTGTTTTTGAATTTCAGATGTCAGTGCCTGTAGAGTAGCATCATCTGTCTTTCCGTCAATAGTTTGCTTGTATGAATTTACAATTTGTCTGATTTCTGCATCGGATGATGCGTTTACTGCGGCGGCGATTGCAGTCTGAAGTCCTGTTTTTAGCTCAGCAGGTGCTCGGTCTACTAGCTCCTTGTCAGTCACAGGAGCCTTAATTTTGCCTTCAAATTGTGGCATTCTCGCCATTACCGCAAGCAATACATCCTTTTTGGTTTGATAGGGGTTCAAACCAAGAACGGCAGCAACCTTAGACGCATGAAAAGTTGGTACGTACATTTTGTATGAAAAATTGTACATAATAGTTAAATCCGTTTTAAACATATGTCGGGGTTTTACTAAAATGATACGTTTGCATATTCTTGGTATTCCGCACACCATAACTACAAACGAATATAGTCATTGTGCGTTCACCGGTAAGGTATATCGTTTTCCAAGAATGATGATGTCACGAGGTTTTGAAGTATTTCATTATGGTGTAGAAGGCTCAAACCCGGGAGCTACAAGGGAAATAACTCTTATGACACAAGATGAATGGAATACACTTCGTTCGCATTCATTGAAACAGCTTCATCCAGAACTCACATATGAAGAAATAAAAGAAAAATTATCAAATCCTAAAGAATTTATAGGCTCTCTTGCGAACTGGGGTACGCCATTGTATCGTGTTTTCAATGAAAGATTACGAGATCAATTAAAATTAAATTACAGATCACCACAAAGTGACATTGTTTGTCTTCCTTTCGGACGTAGCCACGATCTCGCACTTGAAAATGGAAATTATGCAATTGTTGAAAGTGGAATCGGATATCCAGATTCTTACAGAGATTTTCGTATTTTTGAAAGCTACTGCTGGCTACATACAACACTTGGAAAAGAAAAAAGAAATGGACAAAATTATTGGTTTGTAGTTCCGAATTACTTTGATAGTGCTGAATGGCCTCTTTCATTGAACCCGGATAAAAAGAAAGTAGGATTTCTAGGTAGAATATACGAAGGAAAAGGATGCGATATTATTCTAGAAATTGCAAAAAGAATGACAAATGTAGACTTTGTTTTATGTGGCCAAGGAGACCCGTCGCCATTCTTAAAAGCACCAAATATTCAATACAAAGAGCCCATTCATGGAACATCGCGTGCAGAATATCTTGGAAGCCTGTGTTGTCTTTTAACACCCACTAAGTTTGTTGAACCATTCTGTGGTGTAAATGTAGAAGCACAACTTTGCGGTACTCCAGTAATAAGTGCCAACTGGGGAGCACAAACTGAAACAATTGAAAACTTTAAAACCGGACTTCTCTGTCATACACTTCAAGATTATTGTCAAGGAATTCAAATGGCAATTGACGGCAAGTTTGATAGAGAATACATACGCAAACGTGCAGTAGAAAAATATGACATGTACAATGTGGCAAAACAATACGAATATGTATTTAAAACAATAAACGATGTTTTCAATGGAAGTAATGGATGGTATTCAAAAGAAACCTATGTAGAAGGAATGAATTCCCACTTTAAATAATCGCAAATCTTCTTCCATATTTGGTCGTGTTGAATTAAGCGATCACGAGACTTTAGCAAAGGAAAATGTTCCTTGTATTCATCTAATTCTAGTAATTCCAGAAATTTATATACAATATAGTGATAGCTCAAAAAATTTCTTCGGTCATCTGGACAAAACATTAAATAAGGCGCTTGAACTTCTTGAAACATTGCTTGAATTTTATCTTCAATTTCAGGAGTAATCGTGGGTGGCGGATTTCCATTTAACCTTGACAAAATATGTGCTGAATGTTCGTAGTACCTATTTCTGCCAATCTTTTTGAGAATTTCTCGTATATTTTGGTCATCAAGCATTGCAATGTTATCAATTCTTCGCTTTTTGATTTCACAAATGACTTCATTCATGACCTCTTCTGGAATTTCTGTACTTTCTTTGGCTTGAAATTGATTCAAAATTTCATTGAGATGATTTTTCTTTTTGTATGCATAATTATTGCGTTCCTTGGGAGGATCGCGAAAGCTTGGAAAATCAGAAACAACCAATGAATATTCTTCACTTCCGCATTTTGGACACACTAAAATTCCTTCTGAATGAATTTCTTCACGAGCAATATTGCAATCCGAGCAATGTTCAGCCATCTTTTTAATATTGTCGGCTGCCTCGGATAAGGTCATTCCACTTGCAAGACCCCGGCGTATAAGATATTCGTCAAACATTTTTCTCTTTGAAGGGCCTGAATTCTCGGTTATAGAAAATTTATCCATTCCAAAAATTATCTTTGTAGATTGCTTTTCAGCTGGTTTTTTGTAGTAATCCAACATTATGTCGCCATTTTGTAAGTAATAATTTTCTATAGAATATCCTTGTTGAATGTCTCTTTTTTCATCTTCAAGTCTCTTGAGTTCCTTTTGCAATTGCGAAGAACGAAATACTTGATCAAAATCAAATATATCCATATTTTTTGAAATATTTAATTTACATGTATTAATTTTGGCTTCTATTTCATCAATGTAAAAAGATGTATGCTTATTATTCAATTCCTTAATGTACTTTTCATGAAGCGAATCAAGAGTACCAAATTGTTCCTTTGATTTGCTTGAAGATTCCTTGTTTTTCTTAACCTTGAAAACATCAATCATTATTATCTCTTTTGAGTTCTGCGCCGTAAGTTGTTCTTTCTGTGTCTTCTTGTGCGTCGTTTACCTCCTTGAGGGTTCATTAATAACCTTAGTGCTTCAAGAGCCTCTAATTCTTCGGCCGTTAATTCCTCTGCCGCCGCCGCAGCAGCAGGAGCAAGACGTTCTTCTACTTGTTGTCTAATATGTTCAACCTCTGCGGGAGGCACGGGTACTTCTGCAAGCGCTGCCGCTGCCACCGCACCGGCCGCTGCAACTTCGGTAGGAGCCGTTAGTCGTCTTCCCAGTTGTCCATCGGGATCTATGTAGTTCATAAAACCACGATATGCTGCGTCGCCCAAACGAGCAAATGTTGCTCGCGGATTTCTTGCAAATTCACGCAGTTCAACCGCAGTAAGTGCAAGACCCTGGAATATATAACGAATGCCTTCCGGAGTTGAAATCGTACGCAGTCCGCTTAGAGTTCCATTTACCATGAGCTTTGCAACATATCCTGCCGCCAACATTGCACCCACGGGCAAGGCAAGTGGAAACAATGCAGACAAAAGACCGGCAAGATTTGAACCGGTGTAAATAACGGACATCAACGACTCATAAGGTGTTGGAATGAAAGGAAGAATTGTCTTTATGAGTGTTGTCAAATACAATGTTATCAAAGAATTCTTTGAACCAAGGTCATATAATGCAACCGGACCTAACGCGGCAATTACCATCTGTAAGTTTTCACGATGGCGTGTTGCAAATTCTCTTAGTGCACCGGGAATAGTTACAATGTTATGTATTCCCTGAAGTATCATCTCACGTAATTTCGTGGTCCGGCGTTGTTCAAGTTCTTCGTGGATTTCTTGAATTTTACGTGCTTCAGCGGCTGCGGTTTGTTGTCCGAGCGGGCTACCGGGTTTCTTCAAAATCTCATCTAGATTGACA